AATAATGTACTGTCCTGTCATGGTTATGCCCTCAGCGATACGGTCGTCGAAGTACCTGAAGTAGTAGTTGGCCCAGGCACCGAATAAACTATTGAGCTGGATTTTGCGGGCCATCTGGAAGTTGTTGTACTTGCTGATATCATTCTGATACTTGGCATCCTTGGTATCTTCATATTTCTTCTGCGCCTCAATCATCAACGTTTTATAATCCTGTCTATCCTTGAATAGCTTGGCCACTATTTCAGGGAACAGCCCCATCTTATCGCGTCTAAAGGTATAACCATTGGCACTCATGGCCAGATCGTTGTCTACAAGATCTGCAGTATTAATTTTTCTGTCTAGCAGATCATCTACCGTAGTAGGTATGTTAACACCAGTCAAACATTCTGGACTCATGTTATACTGCATGATGATACTTGGATACAGTGAAGTGGCATCAAAGCTCACAACCCAGTCATACTTGCCTGGTACTGGATCCTGCACATAGGCACCAACAATGCTTCGATCTGGACGACTATTGTCACGAGGATGTACAACTATGTTCTGATCCCAGAGATGATTGTATAGAGTACAGTCCCAGATGCGCACAGCACTGAACACATCATTGTAGTTACACTTGGCATCATAGGCCATGGTCAGGGCCAGCTCAATGAGCTTCATCTTATCCTCTAGCTGGCTTACTCGCTCCACGTCAACAATATTATATTTCACGAACTGAGACCAGTCCTTGGTATAAAAATCCTTGAAGGTGTCATAAGGATTTTCCAGCTTACCTACTCCTAGCTCTACTCTACAGATATGATCCAGTTTATAGCTCTCCTGTGCATTGTAGGTAAACTTCTTGTACAGGTCCAGGTAGTCTAGCTGACTTACTCCGGCTATCTCATAGGCTGTCAGCACCTTGTCATTCATTCTAATTTCACGAGCTCGAACATTACGCCAGGGACTCAGCATCTTTACTGCATCTTCGCCTAGGACACGACGAATTCTATGCACCAGATAGGGCACATCGAACAGGCCGATGTTCCAGCCTGTAATTACATCGGGCGTGTTATGTGACCAGTCTTCGAGAAAACGTCGCAGCATCTGCTCTTCGTTTTTACTCTGCCGATAGTCTACATGTTCAGCATAGTTACTATAATCGCGAGTGCCATAGGTACGAATCTCTTTGGTAGCATAGTCCTGCATGGATATCAGCAAGATGGCTTCATTGGCAGTCTCGATGTTGGGAAAGCCTGATTCGGTTTCTGTCTCGATGTCAATGCTGCGAATGTCGACCAGCCGCATATCAAAGTCGATGTGGCCAGCATAGTTCTCAGTAATATACTGATACTGCCAGTTGGTATTACCATGAATCTTCATGTTACCAACATCTTCATAGGTTTTAATGAATTCGCGAGCGTCAGCCAGATCGCCGAATTCAATCATTTCTAGCCCTTCACCAAAGATATTGTGATAGGTGTTCTTGGCTAGCTTGGTCTGCGGAACGAATAACTTGGGTTTGAACTGAGCCTTCTGCTGGAAACGACGACTGTTTTCCACGCCTCGAACGCAGATCTGATTGCCTAACTGTACAACACTAGTATAGAATTTCATATTACCCCTTAAAGCTAATTGTCTACCATGATAAATACTTTTACCCCTGATGTCAATACCTATATTACAATAACCTAAAAGGACACATCATGTGGATGCAACCAACGCTGCCAACTTTCAATATCGATACCTGCGCAGAAAAACAACAAAAATTTCTATGTGAATTTGTAGAAATCAAACGCAATGGCTGGATGCACTATACCAGAGCTTATAATGAGCTAACCTATAATTTCTGGAAACCCCTGACTGACAAACAAGATGCTTTTGTAAATGACTTGGCTGAAAACATGAAGTCGTTTATAAAGGCCAAACATGTCGGACGAAACTGACGATCTTCGCAACAAACTCAATCAATTCAAGCCCGCTAAAAAGAAGTTAACCATACCCAAGGAACTATTGGAGGGTGCGAATAACTACGATGAAAAATTAGGCGTCATTAAGATTATTACTGAAAAAGAAATGAAGAAGGTCATACTTTTAGTTAAAGGAATGTTAGCGGAAGACCGAAACAAAAAATAGTATCAGCGATCTAAAACAATAATAACATGGATCCAATAACAGCATTCGCGGCCGCTCAGGCCGCGTTGGGTATGATACGCAAGGGCGTGGACTTCTACAAGGAGTGTAAAGCCACTGCGAACGACGTATCTGCCATTACTGCTGAAGTATCTGGCCACATTGGCAAATTTCTTGATGCCAAGAACATCGTACAAGAAGCAGCAGAAAAAGCCAAGCAAGAAAGTGAAGATCCAGATATTACTGACAATCTCAATTCCCGAGCTCTAAACAATGTCATGCTGCAGGTACAGCTTGAAGCAGCAGAAAGAGCACTGCGTGAAATGTTGATCTATGAATCTCCGGGTCTGGGCGATATCTGGAGCAAGTTTGAAAAAGAAAGACAACGTCTCAACGAACTAAGAAAAAAGAAACAACAAATTGCCGAAGAACGTCGCCAAAACGAACTACAGGAAGCCAGACTAAGAGCAGACCGACGTCGAGCAAAGGCTCACAAACTTTGGGATGAAGCACAATGGATGATCATAGCTCTGTCCATGGTCATATTCTATGGCGGTTGCATGTATTTAATCTACAAAGACAGAGTTGAACAAAGTCCTGAACTGGGAACCTGCTTTATACCCAAAGGATCACCTGGTTATGAAACCTGGAGTAACCTCAGATGGATAAACTGCACAAAATAAATCAGATCAATCATCAGAATCATCATTCTGTGTACAACGAACAGGGTGCGCTATTGCTGTATACAACCAATGGCAGACTGGCTCGATTTGTTGCTGCTCGTGCTGTTGGCATTGAATCAGATTTTAGACTACGCGTCGGCGGAGATCCTGGCACACGTGCAGTGGACAAACAAGGTCACTGGATTAGAATGGCTCCTAGAAAATAGTATAAATAATAATTTAAAGGAGAAGATCATGCGTAAACTTGTGCTTGCTCTGTTGTTGGTTTCTGGGTTGGTTCATGCCAAAGAATTTAGATCAGAAAAACCCATAGTCTGTGATGGCATGGAACGAATAGTCAGATATTTTACCAGTGAGCCATATCTGGAATCACCGGTATGGATGGGTACTGATATTATAGATACTACAATTCAATATACACTGATGTCTAACTATAAAACTGGTTCCTGGACCATGATCATGATCAAAGGCGACATTGGCTGTGTATTAGCTGCTGGTACACTGCATACCATGATTCCCAATATCATAGGCAATCCCACCTAATGCGTTGGTTAGTTGGTCTTTGTCTGCTGTTGACTGTTAGTACAGCAGCTGCCAACCTTACTGCCCGCAGCTGGCTCATTGCCGACAGCGAACTGAACATCGAGGCTGGCGAAAACTTCTATGAAGTGCGCAGCATTGCCAGCCTGACTAAACTGCTGACTGTGATGGTGGCTCTGGACGATAATACTCGGCATCATAGTCTGGTTAAAATGTCCATGGTGCGCAGCAGTAATTCAGCTGCCCATCAACTATGTCAGCGTCATAGCCAGGGGTATCAGGGCTGCATAGACGCCATGAATGCCAAGGCTCGCTGGTTGGGTGCTATCAACACCCGAGTCTATGAACCCACGGGGCTGGACCCTAGAAATCAGAGCACTGCAGTAGACATTGCCAAGATAATTCGCGGTGCCAGTCTATATCCTGAAATTGTTCAAGTAAGTCAGATTGATACGATCAAAATAAACAAAAGAAGAATAGCGCACAATACCAATCCTCTGGTAACAAAATACAACACAGTAGTAAGCAAGACAGGTTGGACAGTTCGTGCCGGTGGTTGTTTAGCCATGATTGTCGATGATCGAATAATAGTTTTACTCGGGAGCAAGAACACTCACACCCGAGTAAAAGAAATGCAACAGCTCATAGAATCAGCTCCAGTTACTCAGTGGTCCACTGAGCCCTGGATGTCCACCTTCAAGCCGACTACGTTCCAGAACCTCGTCTAAGCTGATGGGACGATAGTCAGTCTGCTCCACGCACACGCAGTGATAGCGAACATCAACCTTGCCGTCGGTCATTACACGCTTGTCATGCAGATGTCCATGAATATTCAATCCAAAGCGACCATGACTGTCGATGTGCAGAGGAATGTGACTTAATATAACCCCAACACCAGGCATGACATTGTAACTGCGTATGTCACGAAAGTATGGAGTATAGTCTTCGAGCTTGAAGATGTCGTGATTACCTTTGATCAACACTTTGTCGCCATTCAATCGCTCCATGATCTTCAAGGCTTTTCTATTGATCACAACATCACCTAAATGATAGACTTTGTCGGTAGGTCTGACTGTCTCATTCCAACGTTCAACCATGGCCTCATCCATGGCTTCGGAATCATCCCAGGGACGAAGTTTAGTACCATCGGCTCGTAGAAATTTGCAGACACCCATGTGTCCAAAATGTGTATCGCTAACTAAGAATGTATTTGCCATATTTTACCTAAATGGTGGACCACCCACCCACAATACTAGACTACGTCTGATGCCTCGGGTCACCGGAGTTACTCGATGCAACATCCAGCTTGGAAAGAACCAGGCACGACCACGTCGCTGTTCTACTGTCCTTGATTCTGAATTATCAATCAATACCTGCAGCTCACCACCTTCAAATTCACTAGGATCACTCAACAACAAGGACATGCTTAATTTTCTGGGAACCACAGTTGGATCCTTACCATTGGCATCAGCATGCCAGCTGTAATGACCAGGATCATCGGGACTATATTCATAGGTGCCAAGTTGTATAGGTTCATAACAACCAGTAAGATCGTAATGAAAAAATTGCGCATTAACTCGAGCCACAGTATTGGTTATGATGGCCCAGTAACGATCAGTATCAGCATCTCTCTGCAACCAACCAACCTTGCTGGATCTAATCTTGGTATCCAAGGCATGATTTGATGATAATCCAACAACACCATAATCAGCTGCAGCCCATTCAGGCCTGGCCAATAATCCCTGGATATCATCTTCACTTAAAAAGTCTTCCCACCAGGCTAGATTATCTGTGTCTGGTGAGTGTCTGGGTGGTATGTTTGCAATCATTGATGACTCACTGGTCTATGATCCCAGGGATTGATGGATACACTGAATCTAGTGCCTGACCATTCTTCTACTCCATGATAAATGCCTGGGGAAAATACTATCATTCTATTTGTTTGAGGTGTCACAGTTTCTGTGTTGGTTAAAAATCTGCCACCAGTTAAATTTTCTATGCACGGATAATAGACTATGCTACACAGAGGTGTCTGTAGTTCGCGCATACCTTCGTCTTTATCTACATGCCATCCTGGTCGTGTTGTCTGATGTGCCCAACATTCAATGCCCTGCATGCTGCTTAGATCAATGACTGCACGAGCTTTCTCCAAGAGAATAGATTGCCAGTACTCAGTTGTGGTCAACCAGTGTATTGCTAATTTATCTGCTGTAAAATATTCTATACAGGCTGCGCGATCCGCGGTGTCAAGAACATCGTCAAGTATTAGTATCATAGAACATACTCAAGGTAAATCTATAGTAGGGTGCAATGTGCGACTGTGGACGTATTGTATGTGGTATTTCTCCATCAAAGACAACTATGCGTCCTGGAACATAGGGCAGGGCCTGACGTATGCTTAGATCGTCGTTGTAGAACAAAGTCTCACCATGCCAGCCATTGATTTGCCATTCAGTATTCATGTAGTATAAGATGACTCGCCAACCCTTGTGTACATGAATAAAATGTGAATCTGCAGGTGTGCTCAGATTGACCACTGATTTAACTCTCTTGAGTCCAGTCACTTCATTTAATATGCCGGCTCGTTGTAGTTCAACATCAATGCCCAGCTTGACCATATCCTCTTCAGAATAGGTTGAGTGCAAATAACTATGTCCACGCTGCTGATTGTCGTCATCCCAGCCAATGCGATAGTAGCTGTCACGAGCAAAATTCAGAGCCTCAAATCTAAATTTAAAATTTAGTGCATCATCAATGATTTTAATCATTTAACTTCCATGTTATAGGTTCTGTCTCTTAGATATCGTGTATCTCCAATGCGCTTATCATTGGCCCAGTCAGCATGCTCACCGTTGGTTTTAACGAAATGCATGAATACCTGACCACTGTAGTAGCCTGGTGGTCCATCACAACCATTTCTCCAGTGTTCAATTTCACAGCCAGGGTAGATTACTGCATCTCCTTCAGCCAAATCGATGCGCTGATTACCCATGAATATAGGCCAGCTATAATGATGGCTACGACCCAACTGCAGAGTTACACTGACTTCACAACTGGGCCTGTCTTTATGAGGTACCAGTACGTCTTCATTGTGATACAGTCTAGCATAACTATAGGTTGGTGTCAAGCTTTCTCCGAAATATTTTTCAATGGTTGGCCATAGTCGTTCCTGTAGTGTCTCAAAAACGATGTCTGAGGGCATCACAGTCAGTGCATTGGGCATCTGTGCATCGGTACGACGATTGATTGCACTGTGACGCAGCAAAACATGAGTCAAGAACTGACAGAATTCAATGGGGACTAGACGTGGAATGATTTGAAGTGTGGACATGTTTTAAAACCTCATCAAAGGAAAGACCTAAAAAAATTTGCAGCATGGTTCGTGTACTAGAACTATTTATCGCGGTAATTGAATGTGGTTGTCTGGTATTCAATAACCAAACATCACCAGGCCTGGCAGTAAAACTTTCTGCCCAGGTTAAATTTTCTGGATTGACTGTAAGATACAGATTGCCATTGTCGGTAAAAGTATTCAAGGATTGGGCACTGCCTTCCCAGAAGTTAGTGGCTTCTCCGTTGACATGATCATAGATGTTAATCACCGACTGATCCTTGGTATGTACATGCGCTGGTAACGCCTGACTTTCAGTTAAATGTATGCCCTGTATATGCGGTATCAGTGCAGCTGGCAGACTCTGTTTTATTCTAGCAATCATCTTTTTAGATACAAATCTGCGGGTGAGCTGTACTTCAGCATTGCCTAGACCATGCTGTGCCATGATGCGAGTTCTGCGCAGGATATCCTGCACCTCAACGTTCAACTTTAAATCAATTTTACTGGCATATTTCATGTAAAGATCAATCCATAGCAATGTGATACAGCCTTCAATTCAGCGTTGGGTGTTTTAATTCGTACCTGAGTTGGACCTGTAATAGTTCGATCCTGAGTCTGTAGATCACCGCGACAAAGAAATAATTTGGTGTTGACTGCTAACTCTGCAGTTGCACCAGTTTCAAGCTCAAATTTTTCAACATCGGGCAGATAACCACGATTGGCTTCGGGGCTATAACACCAGACTGTATAATTGTCGTGCATGCTGGCAATCACAGTACCTGATGTATGTTCCTGCTTTACCCAGGCCAGGTCGCCAGCCTCATAGACCTTGATGCCATTCTGTAGCTCAAACCCCTCAGAAGTATATAATATGTTGTTGGAAGTATCGTAGGTAACAACATTTACTGTCTCGCCTTCGTCATAGACGTTGCGCATCAGCATTAGCCCAAAGCAGGCAAACGGTGTTAGCTTCATACTACTTCCTGCAGCTGTACTAGATCGGCTACATGCAGGCTGGGCAAATTTTCTACTTCGTGTATGGGATACGCATGGTCCTGACCAATCAGAGCCTGCATGGTCTGTTTAAATTCAACCTTGCGAATTTCTTCGATGCCACGTTGTGCTATGCGACGTTTAATTTCTTCGACATCGGTTACACCTGGGCATTCCTGCAAGAGCCCAAAGACTACGCCGTCGACAACAATGTCGGCTGCTGCATAGTTAACTGTGAAGGCAAAATTATAGGGATCGTAGCCCATGATCTGAAATTTAATCATCCTACAGTACCTGATCTAGTACCTGTATTAACCCAGGTCACCAACGGACTACCAACGACATAGTGTCCAGGTCCGCCGCCTGGTTGGGCAGCACCAGTAGGTGATGCCAATGATGTATTACCAGTAGTACCTAGAGCACCACCATTGGCACCAGCTGTCCCAGTAGCATTGGTAGCAGCTACTCGCGCACCACCAACACCAGCTGTAAAGCTGGCCTGAGCTGGTGGTGTTCCCAGTGTAAAGGTAGCGCCTGGGGACGGTACAGGCATTCCAATGACGGCATAATCAAAGTAACCTGAATTTGGATCTGCACCAGCACCACCACCGCCTGCGCCTCCGCCGGCTGATGAAACTCCTCCCTTGGGCGTATTTGATGGTCCTGAACTACCTCCGCCACCGCCACCGCCACCACCGCCAATGACGCCTATGTTGTCAATGGTCACTGGTCTGAAGACGCCCAGAGCATCGCCACCACGACCACCAGGCCTGCCTACAGGGCTCACGGGATTACCTAGGGCTGGCACAGTTACGGGCGTTCCAGCCTGACCACCTCGGCCACTTGCACCAACAATGCTGCCATTGTTGACAATTCTAACTGTATCACCAGAATTAAATCTGCTTGGTACTGATACTGCATAACTGGTTGTCAGGGTTTCGCTGGTTGTATAGATGTTGTAGGATCCAGTTAGTGTAGGTGGTGAGAAATGAATATAACCGGCGCTCGTAGTTTCCACATACTGTTGATTGACTGCGGCTGCCCCAGTACCCACACTGGTAGTTATCATTGGTCCCCAGGCAAAGATCGTCTGGTCGCGCTGCATCCCAGAATTGCTAGCCATTTGACTCCCTCCGTTGGTATAAAGCAAGAATCTTTGTCCACCCGTGTTGTTGACATTGCAGACCAGTCTTTGCCAACTAGCAGTCAGTATTATACTACTTTGAGTTTGAGCTGTACCCGCACTAATTCTTAGACCTATAGAAGTACCCCATCCTTTGAGCCAGATACTTACGCAATAGGCTGTTGTGGCATTTAACAGAGTCTGTGTCTGTTGAAAATAATCATTGGTTGACACATTATTCATCCATAATGCTATAACTCCAGTGGTTGTACCATTGGGTGATATTATACCATAGGTAACTGGAAATGATGTATCAACTCTGTTAAACGGTCCCCATTGCCAAAATGCACCATCAGACATGTTTTGAGAATTGTTGACCAGATTGCCCCGAGTATAGGCACCAGAGCCCGAAGCCAAAGATACACTAAAACTATCAGTAATCGAACTACCAACACTACCAACAATGGCACCTGTACCAACGTTAAGAACAACATCGGTCAGGCCTGTGGTGTATCCTGAACGCAGCGCAATATTGTAGAGATTTAGATTGCTGGTATATGTAGTGGCTGGTACAGTAATGGTAATTGTTGTTCGTCCACCAGGTACTCCTGATGCTGGCCCAGTTATTCCATAGAATTGACTCATGGAAATGGCACCCTGTGCTGCTACAGTGGTATTAACAAAAGCACCAGTATTACTAATAGCAAATGGTTCAGGAACAATTTGATCAGTAGTTTGAACATAGGCCCGCAGAGTCGAACCCGTGGTAATCTGATAACCCCAGGCAAACACTGCTTCACCGACTGCTACATTGGAGCCAGCAACACCATTGGGCTGAATAAATATGTTCCTGTTTGAACTTGCGCTGCCAGTAAATGTTGCACTCAGCCGTTGCCAGTTTGCAGTCAGGGTCAATGAAGTCTGGCCAACTCTGGCGCCATTATCAAAATTACCAATGGCACAAAGACGGCCCACCGAAGTACCATCGCCTCTTAGGTACACGCTGTGTGTATATTGAACACCGGCCTTCAATGTTTTAACATCATCTTGTTGGATATAGCTACCACCACCTAGCCCAGTAACCAATATTTTTTCAGCTGTTGTGTTACCATCGGGAGCCACAATCTGATCAGCTGATACACTTGCATTGAATGCTGTCCAAGGTGCAATATTAAACCGTTCACTCCAGGTTATAATATTACCACCACCAATAGATACCGATGTTGTTACAGCAACTGTACCGATTACCAGGTTTGCACTATTGTACACGTCAGCCATGGACAATGCGTATCGTTGAAATCCATAAGGACCCTGATACTCATTGGCAAGATCTAGGAACGAAATTGCTCCACTAACCGGAGTAGTCATGCTATTCTCCAGCCTGTGTTTTTAGACGCTGAACTTCGGACTGCAGTTCTTTGATGGCTTCAACCAGCAAGGGAATCAATCTTTCATAGCGTATGGTTAGATAGTTGGGATCAGCTGGTGCAGGTGCAACAGCCTCGGGCATGATGGCCTGCACTTCCTGTGCGCTCAGGCCGATCTCACGTATGCTAGGATCATAGCCCAGAGCCTCGGCAGTCTTGTTGGCATGGTAATAGAAAGCAGTTAGCTTGCCAATCTTGGACAGGGGATTTTCAATTTCACCCACATGAACTTTGAGTCGCTCATCGGAATAAAAGGCAGTAATGTTTCCTGCAGCAACAATGCTGCCACCGATGTTGGAGTTGCCTCCGGTACGTATACTACCGGTATGTATGATATCACCGGCATCGCCAATTTCTTCGGTGCCCACGCTCAGGGGCGCCATGATGACCTGGGGTTCGTTGGTAGTGGTAGACGCACGTCGTGTCGTGCGATTGACAAACAAACCACGAGTACTATCATACTGTTGAATAAATGGGTTTCTGGTTGCGGTATTAGGCACGGCGATCTCCTGATTTTATTGGTTATTTATCAGGTATTTTATGCGTTGATCCAGTTCTATCCAATATGTTTCATTGGCTATCTGAGGTACAACGAATGATAAACTGTTGGTGTAGAATTGATTGGTCAACAGTCCAGCCTGTTCCAGGATCCGTGGATCAATGTTTCCATGGAATACAAGTTCTCTGATCAGACCCTGACCACGATGTTCTTTGATTGCAGTTCCTAGACTGCGAATCCAGGCATCGGTTCGGCCAACCAGGTCATTGAATCTGGTCTGATCAACCAGGTCCAGTACTTTATTGACCAGACTCAAGCCTGGTACCCAGGGCTGCCAGGTATGACCATGAACCCAACGACACTGCTGCAGAGCCGGAGCCAATCGTTGATGGGCCAGGGCGCAACTCAGAGGAGCATGACCGCCAGTCAGTGATTTGCCCAGAGCCACAATGTCGGGTTCTATGCCCAGACTGGCATGTGTGCAGGTAGCCGCGGCTTTACCAAAGCCACCAGCCACATCGTCAATCATCAACAGTATGCCACGTTCAGTACAGAGTTGACGCAGATTCTGCCACCAACTCTGGCTCCAGGGTTTTAATCCGCGTAGCCAGGGTATGCTTTCCATAATGATGGTGCCTACACGTTGCCCTGCAGTTGAATCTAAAGTGGTCAGCAGATTGTTCCAGGCCTCAGCTTCAGAGCTGGCATCCACTACGACAACCTGAGTGTTCCAGGATCGTTCACGCCGCAGCGATTTAGATAACCAGGTACAGCCATGATAGTTCGGAGTAAAACTTAAAATTCTGGGACGGGGGTTGGCTTGCTGCTGTTGCCATTGCCAGGCTATTTCCAGACCAGCTTCAACAGCATCCGATCCTGATACAGTCCAGAGTATGCTGTGCATGCCTGTGAGAGCAGTTAGTCGTTGATTGACCTGATCCAGTATGTCGCAGGTTTCACCCTGACGTCCACGCACGAATGATACACCAGACATACCTGTGGCCAGAGCCTGATTTAAATCAGCATTGTTGTAGCCCCAGACATAGGCACTGTTACCTAACCAGAGATCCAGATATTGTCCTTGTGTGGTATTGACCCAGTAGCCCCGATTAGATACTACGGTACGTGCAATTTCTCCATGATTATGATCAGCTAGTTCTATCATGCTATCATGCCTGTCTAGTTAAAAATGTCACCTTGATGCTAGAGCACTGAAAATACTGCGTCACAGTATCCTTGACTGTCTGTACATCAAATTCCTTGCAGGAGAATACATCAAAGTATGCTGTATTATTGGCCTCAACAAAGTGTGCGCAGATATTGCTGGTAGTGATCAGCTGCATTAGACTGTAACCACAGTTGGGTTCACCAGGCAGACAATATTCAATTATGGGTTCGCCTACAGCCACCATGTCAATGCGATGTACCAGGTCTTTGACAAACTTATATATCTGTGATCTGTCCCGAATATTCCTGCAGCCTGCACAATCTAATATCAGATGATATCCCCAGTATTTCATATAACCTTTCTTCGATTACCAGAACGTCGAACGTCCAGGGTAAGACAATGTATACCAGCTTCCCAGAACATGCCATGCCGTTGTTCACATACATGACAATTTATACCCAATTTTTCCAGCAGTTTAAATACCTGGGGCTGCACTGCTGAGAAGATAATGTTCTGAGAATCTACAACCAGTACATTGGCCTCAAATGCTACAGGCTGAGCATAGCCCCGCCATTCAGTCAACCAACGATCCAACCAGGGCTCAGTAAATCTATCACCAGCAGTTGCCGCAGCAAAAGCAGCATAATCAAAGGCTGTATATTTACCTGACAAATCTATGATGCGTTTATTCTTTAACACTGCAGGCAACCAGTCCTGATTTAAACATATTACGGTCTCATCGTCTGTCATGTAAAATCCATGATCAATGTGTCCAAAGTTTCTGGCCAATGTGCCTGGATTGCGAAAAATTCTTGCATCAATGTTGCGTCGCATCCATTCCAGTCCCTGCTGAGTACCTGGTCCCTTGCTGTTGGTAATCAGTGCATCACCGCATTTAAACATGGTGGCAGTATGCCAGAGCAGACGATCCTTCAACTCTTTGCCATAGATGCGTCCTCCTGCAGTATACCAGCGATCATTAACATCAAAGTTTTTAATCATGGGCGGTGGCATGCTCAACCAGTTGTAACCCTGCTTGAATAGGTCGGCAAACACATCATAGTAGGCATAGCCGTCGGCATATCGATCGGGCATGCTGGTATAGGTCTGATACACAGTAGAACCATAGACCAAATACTGATCTCGGGGCACTATGGGTTGTGTGGGTAACCGAACTTTGAAGTCGGTAAAGTCAATTTCGTTGAGGTTGGTTGCCCTGGGCCTCTGTACCTTGACACCCAGCCTGGTCAGATAGTCGGCTAGATTGTCCAGATCGGCCTTGGTCTCTTCAAGTATAAGATCCAGAGAAGCTGATAGATTGGATTGAATGCTGCAGTTACCAACAATGACTTCTTCCAGCGGGTCCCAGTTAGTAAAAATCATGCCCAGTAATTTCCTTCAAATATTCTGGCGACCAGTACTGATAGTAGTTGGTCTTACTCAATACTTTTCTGGCGCTTAGTAATTTGTCCCGGGGTTGACAAAGTATGAGATTGTATACACCATTGTTGGTCTGTACATCGCCGATCAGTGTTTGTCTATCTTTTGGATCGGGCAGAAAAATATAGTTGGCATGTTGTTCGTTCAACTGTCTGCAGTAGTCAAACAACTGATCCTGAGTCTGATCTGCTGACAGAACAAAAACAATTATTTCAAACTCTCGATTAGGTACAACAATGTCGTTGGTTTCTATGATTTCATAGACTGCCTTCCTGGCAAAAGGACAGACAGCCATACCACCCAAGGATGCCTGTGGTAAGCTCAGATGTTGAATCCAGGCATCAACATGTTCCTGCATTACTTTTTATCCAGCTCCAAAGCATCAATGATAGATTCTTCGGTACTGAGTTGGTCCTGATATTCGTTGTTAGCAGTACCAGTATTGTCGGGTCGGTGCGGGTTGCTGCCAAAAATTACGTCCCAGTTATTCTTGTAGACTGTCATATCCACGCTAAAAGGTCTGGGTTTGCTTCCTTTGCCGCTCATGGCTTCTCCGTTTTTCTAAGTTTAATTCCAATCCATGTACCACAAAAAGCACCCATGCAGGCTGGAATCAACAACCAATGATTGCTGGTATATTCAATGACTGCTATGCTGCCAAACAGCCATACCACAGCACCCCAAAAACCAGCTTTCACGGCTCGGTTATCATTGACAGACTTTATATAGTAGGTGTAAAAAATATCTACAACAGTCACGGCAACAAAGGTTACAATAAAATTTATTACAGTCATATGAATTCCTTTTTACTATGGCACCATAGTAAAGCATACTAGTGAGCCAGTCTAACGCAGCCATCGCAACTTTGCAGATCGTTTCCAATCTGTGTATCGTCTTTCTAGGCGAGCTGTATGATAGAGCTCCGCAAGTTCTCAGTGCAATTGCTTGCAAGGACAACTAATATACTTTACTATGGCTTCAATGAATAGATAAAACCAGTACTGTAGATTACCAACAATCCTGCATTGACTAAAATAAGATTCAAGTCTCGTATTCTAATGGACCAGCTCAGGTATAATATGCTACCCAGATTACACAAGTAGATGTTCACTGGGTAGATATTCAAGCTAGTACAGATAGCACCAGCAATCGTAGCCACTAGGGCTGTCCATTTCAATATATTATTTAAGTTCATGCTACGATTATAGCACCTTTGATGCTAGCTGTCAAGCACTTTAGGCCGTCAATGCCGACTTGGGCAAAATCAGCCCTGCTCCATAGATGCTGTCATACTGACGACTCAGCTCTTCCACGGGCTCGCTGACCACTACGATTCTGTCGTTGCTGATCAGGAAGTCCTTGTCTGAACTGTAGTGCATCCAAGGCACCAGACCAACCTTGGGCTGAGCCGACTGCTGGCCTGGCTGCATGTACAGCATCAATGGATTGGTAATCTGAACATGATCTTCTTCCTGCTTGAATTCACAGACTATGTCTTCACCGGTGATTAGACGTACTAATTTTATATTCATGTTATACCTTATTAATGTTTATGATATGATTGATTCAATTGATGCTGATTAAAAGGAAGGTCAGGCTCAACAATTAACCAGACGTCATCTTCGTTAGGTACCAAGAATGTATCAAACATGACAGCGTCAGTTTTACCTGTATTGACTCCGGACATACGTACTCGAGCCGGCATCCAATAACATTCACCGGCTACCTTACGAGCTGGTTCTGCACCATCCATGAACAGGGTCATCTCACCCCTGATGACACAGGTCTGACCACCATAGGGATGAATATGTATGGGAGCACGCGTACCACGAGCACGGGTTGTGCGATGTGTAATCAGGGTAAGAGCAGTACCATTGATCTGTGTTACCGATAATTCTAAACTCTGTTTCTTGGCCAAGGTAGGATTCATTGGCAAGAGTTTTCCGTTGATAAGATTGCTTACCGGCGGAATATTGGGATTGGGTAACTCTGCGGCCATTAGACCAGTTGACAGCAGTATTGCTGCTAAAAGATATTTTTTCATAATCACTTTCAATAAAGCGGGGATTGCTCCCCGCAGGTTTATTGTTCTGTCAGCAATTGTTTCTTGCCATCAGCCTTTTCTTTGACGTCGATCTTCTTGGGCTTCTTATGCTCAGGTATGATACGCTCTAGTGCAATCTTGAGCATGCCATTGAACATTTCAGCATCCTTGATTTCAATCTGATCATCTAGAGCAAAGGTGCGTGTAAAGTTACGAGCAGCAATACCCTTGAACAAGTAGTTGCCATCGTCTTCAGATGTATTGCCGCGTACAATTAACTTGTCATCGGCAAATTCAATATCAATTTCATGCTTGGCAAAACCAGCTACTGCTAGTTCAATGGCGTAGGTATTGTCACTGGTCTTCTTGATATTGAAGGGTGGATAGTTTGGAATATTTTTTGTGACATCGTCGTGCAGCTTGGCGATGCGATTGACATGTTCTTCAAATCCAACAAAGAATTTGTCGAAATCTTTAGGTAGGTTATTCATAGGTAACAACCAAGTCATACAGTTCTCCTTTTAATTAAGCGAGTTAAAAATAAATGCTACCCCTGAGGCGTAGCTGTTGGGCAATTTTTACAACATACCCAGGTTGACTCCCCTCCCGAGAAATTACTTACCAGGCATGGGCACGTGACCCACGTCTTCGGCCTGCACCAGCTCAGTGAGCTTGCTGGCCATTTCCTGTCTGCGTTCGTCATTGCGCTGGTCTTCTGGCACCTGCGGCAATGCCTGCTCGCGAATCTTATCGATTAGTTGTGCAACCGTATCATAGGGTTGCTTGGCCAAGGCAAATAAGATTGCGTTGGTTTCGTTGATGCTTAGATTTAGATGTATGTTATCACCCATAGTATTACTCCTTGTAACCACGTTTTTTACCAATGTTATATTTCGCCTGAAGATTCCATTGATTCTTCTCATCATAGTTCAGAATCTTTATCTGGCTCATGGGAGCCTGATCCTGATATTTATCCGAGTCGATAATAGAAACTAGACCCCAATCTGCCAAAAGTTTAGCAATACTGTTGCGACGCTGTATATCATTGCGACTTAGATCAGCAGCTTTCCCATCCAAGGCGAACAGCTCTTTGAAGTGTACAATGAAATAATGCCCTTGTTTGTGCAGGATATGACAGCTCTGATACAGCGTATTATCTCTGCGGCTAGCCACACCGATGCGAGTCAGGGTTTCACGAACCTTGAGGAAATCGTCGGGCTGCGTTAATCGTACTTCAAGAGGACTGTATTCAAAAGGTAAGTCCAGATTAAAAAAATCAGTCATAATTTACCGCCTTTGTTCAATTTTTTCTTTATTATTTCCAGCTGAACATCGGACAACAGGGGAAGTACCTGGCGGGCTTTATCTATGCTATAACCATAGTATTCCTGGACTGTTTCCAGCGCATCAACCGTTTCTGGTTTCAACCACTTGTTGAATCTTTTGCGTGGTCTAACGGTATTTATAAGAAAATCGAACTGAAGGCGAGCAGTGATATGCGGACGACTGTTCATTTCGTTGGCATAGATTACGGTGTCTGCTCCATAGCTTAGCCCTTTGTTGATGAGCCAGGGACTGTACTGCTTTTCTGACCATTCATCAACAATGAGTTCTTCCTTGCTATGATGGATAGCATTGATAAAATCAAAGGGGCTGATGCTGGGCTTTTTCCAGACTTCTTCTACCTTTTCTACTACATCAAATCCCAGAGCATTCTTCATTTCAGGAAGTCCTCGGCTTCTTCATCAGACAAGGGTCGCTGCACCAGAGTAAACAACAGGGGCATACCATCGGCTGCACGACGCAGCAGCAGTTGGCGGAGAAATTTTTCTCCCTGAGCTCGCCAGATCGGACTATTCAAAATAGTAAAGCCGCACTGATCTGCTAGCTTTCTAATATCATCATTCATCTAAGCTCCATTTTATAGATTCCAGCATTGTTTGTCAATCTCAACCACTGCAGTAATTCTCCAATCCGACCCCTGGTTGTGCATGTAATGCTGGGTATGTATACCATTAAAGGCACGAAACTCGCCAGTGCCCCAGATCTTTTCTTCTCCACCAAATACCAGACATTGTTTTTCTGGTTCAGGTATATGTATACCAAAGCTTACTGTATAACCTTCTACAGGCTGATCAGGCTGACCCATGGATTCAGATATCCAAGCCCAGACATTGCTATCGTCATGCACTGGTAACTGCTTGCCTGGGCGAATAAAATTGATGCACATATCAATCATACCAGGACACTTGAACAATTGATCCAGACTACGTTCCCAACCATGAGCAAACTGCTCCTGTACTGTCCTGGCATCAACCATGGGCAGAGCCATGAAACCTAGCGCATTCTCGGCTGGCATAACATAACGAGATTGTGCATCTATTCCAATTTCATCGATGTTATATTTTAATTTCCAGTCTGCATAATCATCTAGTAAACACTGTTGCAGTAATTCTAGTTGATCATAGTACTGATATTGTCTTGGATCACCCAGCCACATTCCATTCACTACTTTCTATGTCAAAGACTGCAGTCACACGCCAGCTATCAGCATTGTTTAAAACTCGGTGCTCATGCAGACCATCAAAGGCATAGATCTCCTGATTGACATGCGCACGCTGATCAGCACCAAAAGCAATGTACTGCACATCTGCATTGGGCGGCATTAGCATATCAATACCTATGGCTATGGTATAGCCAGTTGTTCCTGGCCAGCGGTTGTTGATGCGTTCCCAGTTAGTGTCTGTATGTGGAGGTAACTGGCCGCCGGGTCTGACATAGTTAATTACACCCTGTTTAAGACCAGGAAATTGTAGAATCAATTGTCTGGTTTCGGTAAACCAGGGATCTGGATTTAGTAAACCATTGAAGTAAACAAGATAGGCCCACCAGTCAGCATCATATTCGGTAAGCTCAGGATATTCTTGAGCTGTAACATCTATGCAATAGCTGGTTGGATCTAAATCTTTTACCTGCTGATAATCCCGGGTCAGGGCACCAACCAGATCCTGCAGTAAATTATAGTGCTTGTACAGGGTTGGGTCTATGAACATTACTTGGACTCCTTGAATTCCACGGCAGCCATGATTTCAGTCAGGCAAGCCACAAGATTGATTTCGGCATCAGCTACAAATGCTGCCTTGTACTGATAGTCTGCCAACAACAAAATTAACTGTGGAACCTGCTTGACCTGATCGGTTAGCTGATCGTAGATTAGACGAAACAGAGTCTGTGGATCTGAGTCAATGTTGTTCACAACCCACTGACGCATCTTCTTGAAGTCTTTGTCCTTCAAGGCATCAGTCAGGTCTTTGATGTTGGCTTCTTTCATATTTATCAGAACGCCTTCATCGATCACACCACTGACACTATACCTTTGCAACTCATTCAATACTCGACGATAGTCTGGAAAGTGTCGCTCAACCAGCTTGGCCACACTCTTGGAGTCTGCTGTAATGTTCTCAGTCTTTAATATCTCCATGACACGTTTAAAGAAGCCTGCAGCAATCTTGGGCCGATCTGCATTCACAATCTTAAACTCTACCACAGTCGTTCTACTGTGCAGTGGAGCAATAATTCTGTTCTTAAAATTACAGGTAAAGATGAAACGACAATTGCTGCTGAACTCTTCGATAAAGTTACGCAGAGCTGGTTGAGTGCTGTTAGGATTAAGATAGTCAGCCTCATCTAAAATTACTATCTTGGTCTTACCAGTAAAGCTGACTGTGCTTGCAAAGCCCAGTATTTCATTTCTCAGAGTATCAATATTGCCATTCATACTTCCATTGATCACAATATAATCGGTACCCAACTCTTCACACAAGGCTCGTGCCACAGTAGTCTTGCCCATGCCTGCTCCACCACAGAGCAGCATGTTGGGTATCTCACCCTTGTCCAGAAACTGCTTGAAGGTTGCCTTCTGGTCTTCGGGTAAGATACAGTCATCAATAGTTCTAGGGCGATACTTCTCTACCCATAGAAACTCATCATCACGATATTGCATCTAGTCTTCCTCGCCGGTTAAATCTGGCTCTGCCTTGATCTGAACTTCCAACGGATAACCTGTAGCAGCCAACCAGGTATTGATGTTCATCATTACTTTGTAGGTGTTACTTGACTCAAAGGTAACGTCAACATCTAGTTCGGTGTCACCATTGTCATTGTTCTGTGTATACTGCAGACGGAATCTTTCGTTCATACTACGCTATCCTTTTCCATGACGATCCAATACTGCAGATCCTTGGTTGTGTGTTTAAAGTGCAGGAACTTCTTCTTGCTCAGGGTCACCTTATAGGCATCGGGAATCATTTTAAAATTCTCAATGGCAATCAGTCCATTGAATTCATGTTCACTGTCTGGCAATTGACGCTTGTAGCTATTGGCAGTCGCTATCTTTGGATCGCCAATGCTGAGTGTTACTTTACCAGCCTTGCTCACCAGGTTCACAAACTTGGCACCTACAATGGCTGCTGCCTTGTTTAGTGTCTCAATGTCGGCCTTGCTTAGATCAAACTCATAGTGGTTGTCCACTGGAATTGACTTGCCTGCTTCGGGAGCAATAATAACATTCTCTTCGGCATAGAAGTATTCAAACTTACCACCGTCTTTGGTTACTGTTAGGCTCTTGTCACCGAACTCTACATCCTGATCTTCCATCAATGTCAGTAAACTCAACAGGCTACCTAACTCATAGATGCAACAGTCCTGTGGAAATTCATCGGCCACAGTTGACTTAGCGAAGATAGTCTTGTTGGGGCTAATGGTTGCCAATTCTTTGCCTGGACGGATATGCAGGTTACCATTGATGCTAGCGAAATTCTGCATCAGTTTAATTGTATCATTGCTTATTTTCATACTCACTCCTTGGTTAATATGGATCATTGTAATGTATATTGAGCGCGTTGTCAATAGACTGATTGAGTTCGTCTATCGTTCCGTGATTAAGTATAAAGCCATCTAGATCCAAACCCATCCAGGCCCATTCGCTCTGATGTGGAATATCAGAGGGCGGTTTGCCTGCAGGAAATTCTAAATACCACATGGCATCATGCACCCAGTCTGGATCTGCACCCCGCTGTATTTTAAATACCTTGCCGCCAGCTTCTTGTATGGCCTTGATCTCGTTGGGGAAACGACAGTCGGTAATAACTATGTTGCTGGTAGCAGTGCGTAGTCGATTCTCTAGACTGGCTACCCAGATGTCAGTATGGAAACCCTGACGACCAACTTCGGTGCCCCATTGCTGCAGTATCCAGCGCGGTGTCAGCTCCAGTATACCCAGACGACTGGACCACCAGAGGTCGGTCTGCTCACGCCAATGACGACTTTCTGCTGTTGCGCCTTCTAACAGATCCCGATCCCAGCCAAAGACGTTTGCCACTGCGTCTTTCAACGGAGCAGCAAAACTATCTCGTTTAAAACCACGATTATTGACCAGATAATCGGCAGCAGTATCCTTACCACTGCCGATCAGGCCCACAAAGCCTATTATCATATTGGTTGAACCTCCTGGATAACTTCAACTGGCGCTGGTGCTGGATCAGGATTGACAGCCGGAGCATCTACCTTGCTGTACAAGTCCAGGAAGGCTGTCTTGGTCTCATCGTCGAAACGATTGGTACAGAGTTCGATAGCCTTGCTACGATCACCGAACATGGCAAAGGCCTTGACAATATGCAGTAATCGACGTGTGCTAACCAATTCATCGATGCCACCCTCTTCGAAGGTACGACGAATAATGTCGGCCCAGCTTACCAGTTTGTTGGCAAAATCTTCGTCAGTGCATTTTAATTCTTCCATCTTGCCCAGCACAATCTTCTTCTCTACCTTGCTATTGGGAAATTCCTGCTCCACAGTAATGGCAAAGCGTTCCAAGAAGGCATCGTCAATCATCTGTGCACCACTGAAGCGACCATCTTCAGTACCCCGACCCTTGGTATTGGCAGTAGCAATAATAGTAAAGCCTGGAGCTGGTTCAATAACCTCGCCAGTCTTCTTGTTCAGGTAGCTCTTGCCTTCCATGATAGCCTGCATACACATGAGCTTGTTGCTGCCACGATCACATTCGTCAATCAACAATACTGCACCACGTTTCATGGCCATCAATACTGGACCTTCACGGTACACAATATTACCATTGACCAGGGTATTGCCGCCGATTAAATCGTCTTCGTCGGTCTCGATGCTGATATTGACACGAATACATTCACGTTTAAGATCTGCGCACACCTGCTCCACCATGGTAGTCTTACCATTGCCACTCAGGCCAGTAATGAATACAGGATAGAAGATTTTACTCTGCAAGATGCTTTTCAGATCTTTGAAAAAGCCAAAAGGAACATACTGCGATTCTTTGGTAGGTACCAGATTGTCCACCTTGGTCTCCAGTGTCTGTGGTTTAACCATGGGCAGTACCTGAGCAACCATGGCAGGCGCATACACCAGGTTATCGGAAAAACATGATATGTTGTACATGCCACGCCCAGCCTTGGCTTCGGGATTGTCAAGAATAAAACGGGGATAGGGCAGATTTAACTGCTTGGCTTCTTCAATAATCTCACCCCGACTGACCGCAGTGCCGTAGCCTCGGGCCAGATGATTGACGAACTGTTCTTTCTGATCGTCGGTCCATTTTGTCGTCATAGTATATCTCCTCATCAAATTAAATCATCACTGTACTACTATTATAGCAAAAATTCAGCAGTTTGTCAAGCAATCATTCCAATAAATCTGTTAAGCAGTACGCGGTTTTGCTGTCTGCTGTTGCGTGATTTGCTAAATGCCTTCAGGATTTCACGATGTGCAGCACCAGATTCTACAGCAATCTCATCGTCGTCGATGTCCAGAGCGTCGCCACCTAAAATCAGATAGTGTTCAGTCCAGCCCTGATTCTCAATTACATAGATGCCTTGTTTACGAAACTGCTTGGTAATTACATCTATCTTGTCACTCACCTTGGCATCATACCAGTTCTGCCATCTGAACAGTTTATTGGCAATCATTCTGCGACCAGTACTCTCAACAATGTCAAAGCAGATCATATTAGCACCAGTTATATCGCCAACAAGTTTAGCCAGGCCCTTGGTATGCTTGACATCACCAGGACCAAATTGTACAGTCTTGCGTGTAGTCTTGTGTGTCAGGAATATGTTGTAGTGACCTGGTTGCTGCATATAAGTATAGGATCTGTATCTGTCATCTTCTCTCTTGACCATTAGTGCGTCGTCACTCTCACCGTCGGTCAACACTACCATGTTTACAATCTCAGCCTTGGTACGTTCAATAAATCTGCGATGGATATCTGGACTAATCAACAGGGCCTGATTCAGTGGAGTACCATTGAGCCTTTCAGGTTCAGGTATATAGGTCTCCATGTGCTTGTCAATGCCATGATGATGCCATTTTTTTCTTGTCTGATAAATTGTGGCCTGCAGTACTAGCAGACCCAGCATGGTCTTATACTCGGTAGGGCGCATGGTATCGGTAAAATACTGACGTACATAAAATCCATTGTCATAGACTATGGCAGCACCAGGTTCTTGCACGTCACGCAGATCCATGTTTTCTCTGTACTTTTCATCGCTACACAGATTGGTAAAGCCATAGACTTCAAAAGGTATATTGACCTTGCGACAAAATTCTACCAGCACTATCATCTGTTCAAGCACACCGTGCATCTGGCTACCCATGCTGCCACTCATGTCAAAGAACATGATCAGGCCATGATTTTTACCATTGGGCAGAGTAGTAAAGCGGCGGAAAAGGTCTTCACTGATCCGATAATTGAACACCTTCTTCATGTCCAGCTCACCACTCTTGCTAATTTTAGCCCGAGCCTGCTGCTGAGCATTGCGTTTCAGTTCAAATTCTTTGACCAGATAGTTGACAAACTTGTCATTCTTGTTACGAAACTCTTTGACCAGTCCTGGTATCATAGCAAACTGATTCGCAGTAAATGCCATGTCAGCTATTACCTTTTTATAGGGTACAGTAAATGGACGGCTATCAATATCAGTCAAAGTATAGTAGCTATAGGGCAGGCTACTCTGATCCAGCAGCTCATTTTCGTTGCTGCGGAACGACGTATCGGTCTGCGCCATGGGCATTTCTTGACTAAAGAGTTCGCGTTCCTGCTCGGTAAGTTCTTCGTCATCAATTTCAATCTCATCAATATCATCGAGATCGATATCTTCTAGTTCGCCACCAGTGTCACCATCTTCCATGGCGCCCGTCAATCTTAGTTTGATTTTACGTTTGCCCTGCTTGATTTCATCCTTGGCTTTTTCATAGAGTTCGCGAGCCAGCGCCTCAACCTCTTCCCAGGTCTCCAGCTTCTCCATGCGGGAGATATAGGGTTTTTCTTCTTCGGAGAAAGGAACAGCAATAAAGCTGCCCAATTTAAAATGCAGGTTGATGCGGTCTATGAATAATAGATCAGCTAATATCTTGTCCTTGACTTCAAAGAAGTCGCGTTCGTGCAGATTATGATAGGCACGATAAAAGTTGGCACGCAGACCTGGAAAGCGAGTTTTAATCTTCTTCTCAATTCTGGCATCTTCAATTACATTTAAGAAGCTCTTGAAGGCCATGTCAGCCTTTTTAATGTCGCCGTCAGGGCAGATAGCATCGTGCCAGCCCTGAGGTGGAGTAAACTGGGCATGGCCTACTTCATGACCAACTAAGAGGTCATACAAGTCGCCATCCATTTCTTTCCAGATTGGCAAGGTAAGTACTCGATTGGTAGTATCGAAGCTGGCAGTGGGTGCCTTGGCATGCACGACTGTGATGTCTTCTTGTGCTAGCAGTTTAGCTAGAATTGACTTACTGTTCTGAATCGTCATATCGTCTCCTTCATTATTCAACAATTATAGTATAACTGCTGTACAATGTCAAGCACCAAAGAAGTAGATCGTAGCTGCACCAGAGATCAACACCCAAATAGCAGCATCATCACTGCTGGTCATTACTCCCCAGAAACCAATTAAAACCATGGCAACGCCAACTGTAGTAGCTGCATCCATAATCATTCGCCTTTCTCATTTAACATACCTCTATTATAAATGAACGATTCTAGAAGTCAAGCCTGGAAAACCCTTGATGCTATTGGGTTATCGAGCCTGATTTAGCGACTCCACCAGTCCTCCCACGGAAACACCACCCATTCGTGTTCTTTCTCAGGATCTATATACTGACCCACGAAATCGGCTTCTGCGTGGCTGCTATGCTTTTGCAATAATACTGCATATCGAACCGTGGTCTGATCCAGCAGCAGCATACTTTTAGTGGCTTCTTTGATGCTGTTTACTGTCTTGCCGCTGTCATTGATGTCATCGACAATCAAAACGGAACCACGACGCTTGGCTTCTTTGAAGGCCCATTCCAGACTAACATAGTCAACCACATCCATGTCTCTATGGCTGACCTGTACTGGGTAATGAGGGCAGTCATAGTAATGGCTAAGCATTACTCCTAACTGTAGTCCGCCACGATTGGGCGAAATGATGGTTGCAGGTTTAAAGTCATGTATGGCTGCTTCACGTGTAATATTCAATAACCAGTTTGTAATATCAGACTGGGTTACATAATTATAGTGTATCAAGTTTCCTCCATTATATGATCAACAAATTCCAAAAGTAATTGATTGTGATATCCGTCATGCCAATGCTTCTTTAAATACTTGGGTCTGTCATACCAGTAGGGCCGACTCTCAGGATGACATCCAATTAGGCCTATTCTGTTCTGAACAATGGCCATGGGATAGTCTGTAGCATAACTGGCATACACATCCTGCTCTCCACCAACAAAGGTACAGCCGTCATAGAAGTACATGTTCATGGCCTCGCCTTGCCAGATTACTGGCATGGCTTTAGGATGCGGACGACGAGTGTCTGATCCTGGTTGAGTAATGTATTGTTCGACTCTGGTGTCTTTTAGTATGTCAAAATAGTATTCATCGGCCCAATAGGCACCCATGCAGATACCAATGTAGCGACCGCCACGTGCAATGTATTGTTGTATGCGTTCTTTGTGTACCTTGGCCACAGAATAAAATCGATCAGAATCGCCAATGCCACCAGGGAACAGAACAGCATCCACATCGTCGAAGAAGCTTTCTTCCATTTCATTCTTGCCAAACAACTTGAACAGATACTTGGATTCCAGAGATTCAATCACACCATTGCTGCACTGAGCATCGCAACTGGGTTCATGCATGAATAGGGCTATACGTTTCATGATCGAGTAATTGCTAGAATTCTGTCCATTTGCTTCTGCACAACCGCCTCGCGGTTAGGCCAATGGATATAGGCCTTGTCTGGATTCTTCATTAAATTTTTAAGCAGGGGAACAATCAGACTTTCTACCTGCTGTAGTTTACTCTGTGCTGTATCAACCTCGGCCTGTACTGCTGTAGGATCAAAATCTACCGCAGTAAAACCAAAGTCGTAGTCGTCGCTAAAAGGGTCGTTGCTCATCGTGCTATCCTAGAAAAGTTCTGATATTTTTCAAACTTCACCACAGATCTAAATTTATCAAATAACTGATCGCCTTTATGACTAATAACAAAGACATTGGTATCTTCACCCAGGGTGTTCAGAACATTCATCAAATATTCTGTACCATTGTTATCCAGACTGCTGTCAAATACTTCATCCAGCAATAGCAGATTGGTGGCAGCACTATTCTTCATCTTGGCTATGGTACGCCAGGTAAATAACAGGGCCAGATCGATACGTTGCTTCTCGCCTTCACTAAATGATGCATAGCTAAAATCATCTCTGTGTCTACTCTTGATGGTTTCATTGAAGGCTTCATCTAATTCAAAGCTAACAAAGAAGTCCATGGCATGCAAATACTTGTTTACCAGCTTATTTATGGCAGGTAAATACTGACGTATAACCTTGGTCTTGATACCAGTATCTTTAAGCAGGCTCGATGCTATTTCCTGATAGTAGCGTTCTTCATTGAGCGCAGTCTTTTCCTGAGTCTTGATAACTACCTCACGAGCCAGTCCACGAAGCTTGCCCTTCTCTTCGTCGATATTCTCAGTAGTATCAGTATGGGTAGCCAATTCAGTCTGTAGCTTCTGAATGTACTTTTGCCCAGCTATTATGGTATTATTGTGAGCAATGATTTCCTGATTGTGAACAGATATCTGATTGGATATTCCGTGTATAACATCAAGCCTTTGCTGTACTGCTGCTATATTATTGCTTAGAGCGGTCAGAGCTTCCTGTATTTCAGTCATTTTAGCATTCTGTGCTTCAATGGCTTCGGTCTTTAATTCATGTGGCAGGCCCTGTTGACAGGTTGGACAGTTATCATTGTCATGATAGAAGGCAATTTCGGTCTGTGCTTTGCTAATCTTTTCTGTCATCTTGCGCTGCAGGTCAGCCAGCTTGCGTGCTTTGTCTATCTGAGTATCTTCATCGTCAATTTGTGCACGCAATCTATGCACCACAGACTCAATGGTGCTAACCTGATCGCCGGCTGATTTAATTTCAGCAGCAGTAGTATCAATGCTGGCCTGTATTTCCTGACTGCGATTCTGTCTGTCTACTTCCAGAGTCTTGATATACTCGTCCTGAATGCGTACTCGTTCTTTATGCACTTCTATCTCTGAATCTATCTGACGTATGGCATCTTTAAGCTGACTCTGACGGTCTTTGAGTATCTGATTCATGGACGTAAAGATACGTATGTCCAGCAGGTCTTCGATGATCTCACGACGATGACTGGGAGGCAGCTGCATGAACGGAGTAAATGACGCACTGCCTAAGATAACAATCTGAGTAAAGCTCTTGTAGTTTAACTTTAAAATACTTTCTTCCAAGAACTTCTGATAGTCACGACTGTCGGCTTCCTGGTTAAGGAAGTTACCATCCAGGTATATTTCAAAGACAGCAGGCTTGTGACCACGCACAATGCGATATTCTTTGCGGCCTATGCTAAACTCCAGCTCAACAATTAACTGCTTCTGGTTAATAGAGTTCAATAACTGTGGCTTGCTGATGTTACGAAATGCTTTGTTGAATAGTGCAAAGCAGATGGCATCGAGAATAGTACTTTTGCCAGCACCATTCTCACCAACAATGAGCGTTGATGGACTGCGGTTCAGCAATATCTCAGTAGGTTGATTACCAGTGCTTAGAAAATTCTTCCAGCTTATCTTTTGAAATTTTATCATTCGTCCACATTCTGTGCTTCAACATAGAGCTCTTTGAGCAGGGATTTGATTCTGGGTTTATCAGCATCAGTGTCAGTACCATCAACGAAACTGTTGAGCAGGCTCATGGTATCTTCAATGTTAATGTTCTCATCGTCTAAAGCGTCGGCTTCAAACTCTGAAAAGTCTTCAATGATCTTCAATTCTAGCAAATTCTGCTTGTAAAGTCTATCTATCAATCTATCAAATTTAGTAAAGTCGGTCTTGTTGACTACCACCAGTTTTACATTCTTTTCCGCATATAACGCAGCATCAATAGTATCAGGATCAGTAACAGTATCGTCATAGGTCAGCTTATCAAACATTGTATAGGGATTGGCTATAAAAGTCAATTCCAAAGTCTTGGTATCAAAGATATGAAAGCCACGCTGATCGTCATAGTCACTCCAGGTCATCTCATAGGGGTTACCCAGATACTGAATATTTTTACTGCGACTACGATGATGGAAATGACCCGAACAGACAAGATCAAACTTGTCAAAGATACCAGGGTCCATGCCACCTTCACTCTGCTGTCCTTTGTGCATGACAAAGCCAGCCAACTCTAGATGACCAAATAATACTGGAGCAGTAGATTCCTTGATTGCCTGCATGCACTCTGCATAGTTGTCGGAACATATCCAGGGCATCATCAGGATGCTGGTGCAGTCCAACTGCAGAGTGTCAGGCTTGTCATGGATGACAATGTTTGGATAGTCCCTGAGCAGAAGGTCAGGACTATTTACTTCATTGGTATTTTTAAAATAGGTATCATGATTACCAGCCAGCATATGAACATCAATGCCATTTTCTTCTAACCTATCAAAGAAATATTCACGACTATTTTTTAGCGTATTAAAGTTGATATACTTACGACGGTCAAAACAATCGCCAAGATGAATGACACTGGTAATATGTTCTTGTGCAAGCGTTGGAAAAAAGATATTATCATAGAATTTTCTAAAGAAGTTATCGAAAGGAATACTATCCGATCTGGCACCAAAGTGTGTGTCGGTAATCAGGGCAATTTTCATACATGGTTTCTCAGAGCTTCAATTTCGTCTTTGATCATTAGTTTTTCTTGCTTCATTTTCTTCATATTAGCGTCATCCAGGTAATTGGTATAGCCCCAGGCGATATCATATTCTAGTTGTCTATGCTTTTCTTCTAAGACTTGTATTCTTGTTTGAATATCCATATTGCCTCCTAGTCTAATAAATTTTCGTTCCATTCTCTGTGACCTTCTCTGAAGGCCATGTTTGACTGCGTTTCACGAACCTCAACTCTGTAACACCAGAGTCGGTCTGCCTCACCTGGTCCCCAGTAGTCGGGTATATAAACTCCATTGACATACTTGTAGAGCATGTCAGCCAAGCCTTCACAGCCTAGTCTAGGTAAGATGGTTAGCTTGGCCATCTTCTTTTCCTGCAACAATCTATAGGTTGCCATTTCAGGGTCGTCTTCGGCTACCAATAAAGTATGATCAAACTGGTCTTCTAAAACAGATTTCAATTCTTTTAGACCACCGTAGTCGGCTGCCCAATTACGCACATCTAAGTCATTGGTACCAAAATAGAACTTCATTGAAAAGGCATAGCCATGAATTAGATTACAATGACTGTCGGCACGCCATTGACGATAGGCAACTGGAAATGCGTTATGATATTCTTTGGTGCTGGTATACTTGTAGGCTACGGCTTTGGTTTCTGCCATGCGTGCTCCTCAAATTCGTTATCAAAGTCTTTAGTATATTGTATATCAACTAATTTGTCAATGGCCTTTGGCGAATGCTTTTTAGTCTGGCGAACAAATTCAGCGTCAAATACACGCTTGCGCAATTCAGTACTTGAAAAACTATGACTACGTTTATTATAATGAATAGGTATGCCCAACTCTTTGCCAGTAAAATCAATATCACGATACTCTTCACCAACAAATCTAACATCGATATTCTGGCTCTGCAGTATGTCCATCAATTCTTTTTCTGTGGCATAGGGTATGATATTATCAACATATACACAGGCTTCTAATTGAACCCAGCGTTCATATAAACTCTGTATGGGTTTATTCTTTGTAGGTCGATCTATGGTAGGGTCGGACTGAATGCCAACAATTAAATAGTCACAGTTCTTTTTTGCTTCTTCAAGCATACAGATATGACCTGCATGAAACAGGTCAAAGGTTGAGCAGGTAAAACCAGTGGTCATTTTTCCCCCAAAATCTTATCAAACATTATATTGGCATTCATGTAATGATCAATCAGTATCTTCTGCTGCTTCTGCAAGGCAGGCAAGAATTTAGTTCTATTACCAACTCGCTCATTGATAAAATCAATCAACAGATCTTTGTGCGCCAAATAATTATTATAGCTGCTGGTCCATTCGCTAGGATATAAAAACTCATCCATGTACATTTCGGCATAGCTAGCTCGATTAGGAACAATGGGAATAGCACCTGTCAGGGTACCTTCCATGACACTGATGCCTAGATTTTCATGCAGGGCACAACTAAAGATAGCAGCTGCCTTGCCCATCTCCTGATAGTAGGCTGCCTTGCTTAGATTCTGCTTCTGAGTAATCTGCATGGTAAAATAGGTATTTAAATCTTCGGCAATTTCTGGTTGCTTGTCTGAATTATAACGATGTGGCCACATTACTACAGGATGCTTTTCCTGCGTATTATAGGACAGCAGATTCTCAATAACTGGATCATGTGGTTGACCACTTCTATAAGCCAAGGATCTATCAACACCTAAATTTTCAATGAACATATCTTTATGGAAGTTAGTAGCAAAGTAATTATAATCACAGGCATAGTACCAGGCACGCTCCTGATTGCTGCTCCAGGCCTTGCCCATCTTCATGCCTAGTATGTCGGTTGGATCATAGGCGCCTGCATGCCAGATGCCATGTATCTCCACAGGAATGGCCAAGAGCTCACTCATATATTTGATGCTGGTTATAACTGGATTCCAGGCATCAGTGATTAAAAATTTATCGCCAGGCTGAATTTCTCCAGCAGCAAATTTACGAGCTATGGTTTCTGTCTGACTGGCTTTATAGATGTTGGTTACTGCAAAGTCCAGGAAGGCGCCAGCAGTAGTACCAGCATTGGTCTGAATACCATCAATGGTAACAATCTGCCATTCTTCCTTGGCTTTGTCTAGGACCTGATTGGCAAACAACTTGGGGATATTAGTATACCACTGCTTGGTATAACGCTGATCTATAGGTTCAATTGGTACTATATAAAGTGTTCTCATATTGTTGGATGCGCCCAGTAATGTAGAATTGCTCCATTTTCACCATCTTCAGATACTTCAACTTCCATGTCACGACCAGGATACTTGTCCTTGATTGTTGCAATCAAAGACTCGGCCAACATTTCACAGCTCTGATAATCTAGCTCGAGAGTGGAATTAGAATACAGATTTTCGAGCCATCGTTTAAATTGGATGAACTCAATGTCCCTGTCATTATGCTGCACGGAAATGCGCACGCTGAAATGGAAGATATGGCGATGAGGATGAGCAAGAAACGAGACATCGGCTAGTTTAGGATCTGTGGCTGCTGCAGGATATTTATGTATTCCTTCCTTTTGAAAGGTAACTTTAATCCATCTACGTATCATCATGCGAATAACTCCTCTAGGCTAGATTGTTCGGTATATACCTGCACAGGCTCTGAATCCATGTAAGGGCCTACATGAGTAACCCAGTGTTCAAAGTCTGCAGCAGTCTTTACTGAGTATAAGGCATCAAAGGCATTCCTGTCAAGCCCTTTTGCAAACTTCATGACCTCTTTACGGCAGCGGCTTACTCGGTCAACCTGCTCAATAAAGTTCTTGATTGATGAGCTGACATAGGCAACATACAACTGCAGACTTGGATCGATTGTGCCAAAATTCTTTTCATAGGTACGACTGCTTTGATTGAGAATATTGTATAGATCATCTACCGTATATTCAATGAATGGAAAATTCTTTTTCATATTTTCCAAGACAATTCTGTAGCTATCATCATAGGCACGAGTAAATGTAAAGGCATAATCGTTCATGTAATAACGACCCTGAGTCACACCTGACGTATGAGTAGTACTATCATAGCTCATATGCACACCATCATACATGCCATTCTGAATAAAGATCATCTGTGGCAGCATACGATACACGCTGCCAACTCCCAGCAGATGCAGATTTTTATGCTCCAATTCAATGGGTAACTGAGTAAAGTAAAATGCCCGCTTGATGTCTTCCAGACTACCTTTGCCCAGAGCAGCTGCTCCCATGGCTATACCACCAATGTGCTTGACATAATCAGCTGGCATTTCTAATTGTACATACTCCACCCACTTCATATAACTGTCATAGTCATTGCCCTGAGCAATAAGCATGGGCTTGGAAGTAGTACCTTTTTCCAGAAAATATTCTATTTGCCTTTTTAAATTCTTGCCAGTTTCGCGAGCACAATGCTCAAGCTGAGATGCATCAAAGCGACGGTTACTAAGATCCAATCTTTCTGATCTACCATTGTCCAGAGTACGCACAGGAATAACATCGAAGCACATGGCAATGTCGCTGTTCTGAGCCTGATTGGTATAGACTTCTTCCTTGAGTTCTTCTGTGATAGTACGGCCCAGAGTAATCATCTGCAGGCCGCCTGAGTCGGCATGGATGTTGTGAACCAGATTACGATAATGGGAGCCGCACCAACGGCCAGGTCTTTTCTCAGTATAAGCGTTATATAGTAAACTTATCTTATGGTTGTGCTGATCATTAAGACTTCCAAAGGTGCGGCTAAACCAGTCCAGGTTCTGTGGCAGTAAACTTTCTTCATACATTAACTTGAAGTAGCTGGTACCACTGGCGACATATTCAAACATATTAACTTCCCAGTATTTTAATTAGATGCTTGGTCTGTGTCATTGCATCATCGAGAGCATTATGATATGTTCCCTCACGTTTGTCAATAGGTACATTGACTATATTCTTCATGGTACGATAACAGCGATCATCCCAGGGTAACCAGGGACGTTTTCTATCTAAAGCAAAGTAGGCATTCTCTAAGATGACATTATCGAAGCCTGCGCCATTGCCCCAGGTAGGTAAACTTTTACTGCCATACCAGGCTTCAAAGTTGGTCAGGGCTTCTTCTAGATCCAGATTATCCTTGAGCAAGGCATCGCGTGCTTCCTTGCTTTGCTTGCTCCACCACAGCAGAGTTTCTTTATCGAAATGTAGACCCGCAGCCTTACAGGATTTAGGATCAATGGTACAGTAAAAGGTATCTACGATTTGATCGTCTTCCCATTTTACTGCACCTATGCTGGCAATGGCCGCATTGGCCTTGGTGCTGTAGGTTTCGAGGTCTAACATTACATTAATCACGTGGCGGTTCCTTGTATTTGATTGCGCCATGTTGAAGCATAGTACTTAGCAACATCTCTGTACTTGATCCATAGCGTTTGGCATAGCTACGAAATGCCTTGGGAATACCATACTGGGCAGCCAGCTTCTTGTCCCAGCGTTTTTCTTTTTTACGCTTGGCATTACCCATTAAGGTTGCTTCGGTATCCAGCTGATTCTTTACAATATCGTTCATGACAGTTCCTTGTTAAATAAATGAGTAGTCCATTTTTCCAGTTTAATGCGTTTAGCACTCTTGGCTTCTTGCACAAGTTTGATATCAATGAGTTCAAATTCTTCTAATAGATCAATCATGCATAGCAGATCACCAATTTCTTCTTCCAATCTCTGACGATTGGTTCGATCAGTATATGCTTCGTCTAAACCAAAACGAAATATTTTGCTGATAACCTGCGATACTTCGCCACATTCTTCTTGCATGATAAGCAGAGTTTCTGTTTCCTTGGGTGTAATAGGTCTCATGTTATTTCATCTTCGCCACGATTGAGAAAAATTCTTGCTTGAGTGCTGCGTCTTCGCG